ACTGTCCATTGGTTGCATTACCCATCCTACTACCGTTAACCATTTCAAGATTACCAGCAGACAAGTTAATTCCATTACCACCGCTAATCAGACCATCGACTTGGAGTGCAGCACCACTGATACCACCGTCTGCTGAGATACCTCCGTCTGTGTGTATGTTACCATCTACCTGAAGTGTTGATCCGAAGGTAGACCCACCATCCGCAGAAATTCCTCCTGCGTGTGTGCTTGCTCCGAGACGCTTAACGTGAAGCGTTCCAGTTATCGCAGCGGTAACACCATGACCAGAGGCACTTAACGAGATTTGAGAAGTCTTATCATCCAAAGAGAAAGTCGTAGCATTTTTTTCATCACCGAGTTCACCGATCTCGATCAGACTTTGGATGTCTTGATTATTAAACTTGATTTGAATTGCTCCTTCAGCAGTTTGATTGCCAGGAACAATATTCGAATTCGAGTTCAGGACAAGATCACTACCAGCGTGTATCTCTACCTGACCTCCGAATGAGGCACCACCATCACACGAAAGTCCCGCAACGTGTAGGATAAGGTTGCTACTTGTTATTCCGCCTGTTGCTCCGTTGAAACTCGATACACCTTGGACATCTCCAGCAGCACCATTGAATGTAGCGACACCAACGAGATCGGTTAGTGTTACATCACCAGATGCACCGTTCACCGTAGTAACGATGGATCCAGCAGTCATACCGTTTGGGAATTTGATTTGATCTGCAACATGAATTATGTCTGCGGTAATCGCGGCAGCAGAAAGACCAGAGACTGTTATGGTAGATGTGGGATCAATACCCAATGTATCACCATTGAGTGTTAGTCCTACGTCAACATGCAAGAATCCCGGAGACCCTGTATTACCAGTAGAACCGGAACGGAATTCTCCCTGTTCTCCTTTTTCGCCGCGTGAACCTTTTGGACCTCTAGGACCAACTGATCCTCTCGGGCCTTTGGGGCCTTCAGTGGGTAAATTTTCTTCCTGTTCTATTTTTGGTCTATCATCTTGTGGAATTTCGACCACAAAAGAATTGAGATCGATCTCTGGTTTTTTTTCTTCTTGTACCTTACCAGTTTTTCTAAACTTTGTTCTTCCATTACGAGAACGAGATCTAGGAGAAATATCTCGTTGAACTTGTGGAGTAGGTAAGTTAGATCCTTTTGGTATATCTACAGCACCTTCAATATCTTCGACTGACCTTTCAGGTGATTCCTCTTGAGGAGATTGATACAATTCCTCGTCAGATCTAAAGTCTGGATTTTGGGCCTGTTGAAAGTTATCATATGGATTTTCATCCGCCATAATTCACTCCAGTTTCAATAACCACCACCTGTTGATGGTGGAGACGATGATGGTGGAGACGATGATGGTGGAGACGATGATGGTGGAGACTGGGAAGATGTAGATCGTGATGTGTTTCTTCCTCGGCCGAGTGTTGTAATAGTTCTACCCGATGCCGTAGATGGTTGTGTTGGTATCACTATACCCGCCACTGGAGGAATTACAGGATCCTCTTTATCACAAGTACAATCCGCACTGTGTGTGAATGAGAACAGTCCGCTGTTAATTGCAGTTAACATCATCTCTCGGAACGCCCACAATGTTCCTACACCGAGGTTAGGATCATAATAATCTTGTACAAGATTTGTCACCGTAGGGAATTGTGGTGCATCTGTATTGAGTCCGGGATATGTTCTGCGACACACTCGATGTTGCTGAGTAATATTCTTTGTCTCACTAGAGACACATGTTCCACCGACATTACAATAATCACAATTACCACTAACTCTCTGGATAAAAGAGGATCCAGACATGACAACACAACCATCTGCATACGTTGTACTTAATTCGAATTCCCTATACGGTGTCCCGTCCAACAAGAGTCCATCGAGAATACCAAACTCTTCCCATTGTGATTCACCGATACAATCGGAGGTTTCGATTTCATCATAAAAAGTTGATGCATCAATAACACTACAAATCTCACCGGGCGATTCTTCTTTTCTAATACAAAATGTGGCACTGAAGGATGTTATTTTCGATTGAATGCACTTCCCGTTACAATTAACAGGATTTACATTTGGATCCTTTCTTGAGGCAGGTGTAGAAAGTAACTTCGGAGAAACTGTGGGAGGATTATATAAAGCAGAGTAAAATCTATGCGTTAACAGATCTGCGTAATTTTTGTTTCGTGTGGACATGGACTTCCTCGATTAGATTTTTTCTAGTATTATATACATCTATTTAGTAAAGTTAGTCATCAACTATTACATGGATTTGGAGTACAAGAACCCTCAGAAAAGAATCCACCAAGATCTGCACATGCGGATGGCAATTGCTCTGTGCATATACCATTTCCTAGGCAACATGCGCCAGGGATTTCTGGTTGTGCCGTTTGGTTGCCTACGAAACCACTCGGAGTGTTGGTGCAATTCTCACATGCAAACAGTTGTGGTGCCGGGTCGCCCGGTTTCCAGTCGGAATTAGTGGAACAGAAACAATCTAAACCATCACACTCACATTCTCCGTCGCAGGAGTCGTCGGGCGTACAATTTTGACACCATCCACCTGGCGGGGTACAAATGGTTATTTCACAAAACTGACTGGGGTCAGGAACACACGTTTCTGGTATTCCATCACCATCTAGATCTTCGCAAGTTTCGCAAAAGATATTGCACCCCACCCCAGTACAATTTCCTGCACCATCACATCCCTGACAGGCCTGACACTTATTTCTACAAGATTGACCCACACACTCCAGACATGCATTGTTATCACATGCACCACCATCCCCACAACATTGAAGATCTTGATCGGCGCAGAAAAATGTTCCGTCTGAGTTAGGACAACACTTTTCCCCGGGCGGACAACATGTTTCGTTGATATCTCCACAACATGTGGATGGTGATACACAAGAACTATTACCACAATTTCCATTCGATTGACACTCTTCGCAATCCGAACCACACCCGTCTATTTCTCCTATGGTTTGTGGGGGTACACAAGTGAATGTTGATTCATCACATACTAGGCATCCTCCACCTACGAGACTACAGTCTGGACATCCTACAGTAACACATCCACAATTTTGACACTCTGCATTTCCTGCACACAGGTCATCATTTGGACCAGAACATGTACCGGGGGGATCACCACTGCACTCCTCACAACATCCACACCCGGAAACCTCACACTTAATTCCGTTCCAGACATGACAGTCGAGTGGACATCTGGGTTCACAGAAACAAGGCCTTCCATCACTCGGAATGACCTTTATTTCATCAGGACGACATTCACCGCCCGGAATATCTTCTGCACATTTTCCAGTGGGTCCACACCTACTACATTCTCCACAATTCACAGTACAAACAGGACTGCCGGTGCGAGAGTCACAGTCTTCACACTCCCGACAGAATGGGATATTACATACACACTCTGGGAATTGTCTAGTGAAACATGGATCACAATCAGTTACCGTACATCTATTTCCGCCAGATTGTTGGACGCATTGTTCACATGTTGGGCAATCGGCGTCACTATCACATTGATCACATCCACTACCAGAACCACAACCAAACTCTTCTGGGCAACACGTTCCAAAAGAGCAACATATTGTACCATCAGGACATGTATTATAACTACAGTTACAATCATCACTCTCCGTAGAAGTACATTCCCCCTCGAAACACTCGAAGCATCCGGGAGAATCATCTCCACATGAAGAACCATCTTCTCTTGGTGTACATGTCCCCACACCATCGTCATTCAACTGACAAAACACACAGTCGCCTTGGTTGCAGTCTGCGTCAACTGCACACTCGGTCTGGGCGCAACCAAACCCATCGATGCATCGGACTACAGAGGCACCGGGACCGAAGGCGCCGAATTCCTGTTGTGAACAACAGGCAAATGTCCCGGATTGGTCGTTCTCACAACACACCATGTTCGGGACATCGGGACAATCGCAATTACTTCCATTGATTGACGGATCGACATCTTCTATATCCCTCTCGGGACGACAACTGGACACAAGGGCGCCGGCCTGTTGGCAATCACATAAAAAAGTTCCTAGTGTCGGATCTGGACAACCGGGTTGTGAACAATTAGATATATCGCCGTCTATTAAGTCTCGAAGTACAAATCCATTTGTTTCTGGATCTCGGGAGACACATATAGAATAACACGGACAGTCTTCACATATACATGTTCCATTAACACATTTGGAATTGCAAAAGTTACAATCGGAGTCTGCAATGCAATCCCCCATCTCAATTGGTTTGCACCGATCGATCTGTTGATTGTCACATGTACCCATAATGTCTTCTGCCCCAGTGGCAGATGTAAATGTAATATCAATAATGGTTGAGATTTGGGTATCTAAACGACTCTCAACAGCATCTTTGATCGGTTGATCTGGGGAAGGGTTGGGTACTGGATTAGGGACTGGTCTTTCTTTGTAGGACAACATGAAGAAAGACTGTGGCCCCCACACTCCTCCGGGGCCGATTGTAATTTCTGTTTCACGAAGATCCGCAGAGGAATAATCGCGGGATTGATTTATAAGAACTGGATTAGTGATATCTTTTCTGTCTATTCCTGTTCTTTGTATCGTAATGTTTTCACCAAATTCTTCTTTGAAACTTTGTCTCGATTCTGCACTATCAAACAAAATTTCAACGTAATCACCAAAAACAAGACGGTCCTCGGTTTGGGCCTTACCAAGCCAAACACCACGAATTCCCCACGAGTAATATGGTTGTAAAAAGTTCGGAATTTCAATTCCGAACGAAAGATCCAAAGGTTCGAATCTGACTCCGGTCATTGAGGAAATAGGAATAATAAAATTATCAGGTGGATTCATGGGTCGTGTGGACCAGGGCAGTTCCCCCACATCACCGACAACGGGAACTCGCCGCTGTCTAGTGACATCATCACACCCCTCAGTAAATCGTGTATCCCAACCTGCTTGATCTTCCGACATCCATTCAGATGCAGCATTGCTGTCCAAGTGTAATGTGATTGTGTTTTGTAGTTCTGCCATTAGTTTAGATCAATCCCTGCTGCGTTAAATTTGATTCCACTTGCGTCCCACTTACCTGTCGCTGCACTATTTTGTGCCTTTATATCAATACCACCACTAATAGTTTCAAACATCGCGGTTGTTGCTGCTGTAATATTTACGGCCGCAGTTGCCGAGTTCATATCAACATTACCTTGTGATGATGTCAGTTCGACACCTTGATCACCAGAGAGTTTAAGTTTACCCTTCGATGTTATCTCGGTGTCACCAGCAGTATTTATCACAGTAGAACCCTTTACGCCGATAGTCATATTGCTCTTGACTTCTGCGTTTAGATTCTTCTCTATCTGTAGGGTTGCATCTCCCTTGACATTACCGAAGACGTTTCCGTCTACTTGAAGTCCTGCGTTTCCACGAACAAGTATGGTAATGTTGCTATCCTGTTCACCTTCACCTTTACCACCAACAATAAGATTGACGTTACCACGAACATGAACGTACTCATCCCCGGCGATCAGTTCGTACTTGTCAGAAACAACCTTATGAACTTCTGTTCCTTCTGGGTGAATCTCATTGAAGGTTCCTGATTTGTGATATGTGTGGATTCTCTCTGCACCGGGAGTGTCATCAAATTCTTGGATGTGTCCTGATAAAGTTTCCTTGACATGGTTAAACGGATACGCTGCAAAGTATGGTGATGATGGTTCGTTCCAATTACCACCAGAACTATTCGCAGTCGGAACACCTTGGTAATATGTGTCTTGTGCCTTTTTACCGACCGCAGTATCGTTTACGTTTTCATTTCTTGCAAGTCTACTTACGTCCTGCTCCCCAACCTGAGAGTGTCCGTGCTTCGACGTTTCGAATGGAAGTATACCACTCGGATCACTAAAACCTACATTTGGATTTGCTATGGTTTGTGGGATTCCGGGAACTGACCCCAACATGAGAGGTTGTTGGGCATCCTCCCCATCTCTAAAGAAACCAAAAACGTGGGATCCCGGTAACAACCCAGTGGGGGACTCACCTATGCCACATAAAGCAGCACTGGTAATGGGTTGCACCGGGTAGGCCCACGGTAAATCTTCGGTTTTAATTTTACCTTTGTCGGGAACATGAAATCCAAATATTCGTACACGACACCTACCAAGTTTTAGAGGATCATCAATATCCTCTACAACTCCCTGCCACCAAATAAATCCCTGTTTCCCAAAAAATGTTTCTAGCATTATTACTCGCTAATAGGTGATTGCCAATTTCTCTCTGCCCATTTTTCCGCCCACTGCTTCCATTCCTGTAACTCTTCGTTGCTATAATCTTTCTTCCGTTCCCACGCCTTAAACTTTTCTTCGAAAGAATTAAACTCTTGTTTTTCGTTGAAATTCAACATATCTAAACTCCTAATTTTCTGCGTTCATCAATTCAAACGGTAGAGAATCCCGAGATACTTCTAGTCTTGTTGTGTATCCGTCATCCTTATTTATGACATGTTGTAGACCAGTCACAAGATACCTACCAGACAACGCTCGATCAACGGGATCGGGCGACTGTTCCTCTAATGGTTCCATCTTGGGAATAATAATATTTACGACATCGCCAACTCTCCTTGTCGAATCACCAGAAACTATAATACTCATTGAAGTCGATCTTGTCCGTAAGACCGATGATCTTCGTTTCAGGAGATAATCTGAGTATCTAAAATTATCTTCTATACCTTCTTGTGAAAACATATGTGTACCCACAAAATTAAAATTGCTATTGATATTCTTGTTTACACCTAAGTTTGTCTCTCTTGGTATTAGTGGATATTTTTCTATTGAGTCTGTTTTATCGAAGTGATCTAAATAATCAAACTGAGAATAACTCCAGTCTTTTGATATCATATCAAGAGAAACCATATTTGAGGCATAAACACCGTTATCGATTTCCTTTACTTTATCAAAATGTCGCTTAAATTGCAAGTCTTTTATGTTATGAAAATGTCTGATCATTTTATTTTCTATTGAACTATTCGTGCTTATGGTCGAAGAGTATGGTAACATGCTAGACTCAAAATAGTCGTAGTCTGCCATCACTTCCTGTTCTGCAAGATGGTGTAGGGTTGTGAAGTGATTCCCATCAAAATCTTCATAGAACAGAAAACTACAATCATCTGTGTTTGTGGCAGAAACTGATTTTTTGGCCAACCAATTGATTGTCTTGTGTGGAGACCAGTGTGGTATAATAAACGAGTGTGAATTTACAGTTGGATTGGCCTGAATCAATTCATTTTTTAAATATGACTGATTAATTTGAGAGACCATTTCGGTGATGGTGCCTTTGTAGCATCCAACCACAGTGTTTTGCATTGAGTTATACCCATCCGATGATATGAACCCAAGAGTGACTTCTTTACCTTTTGCGTTGTGTGACAATTTTAACTGATTGAAGTTAGTAACATAGAACTTCTTCTTTATCATTTTACCAGAAAATCCCGGAGTTGTAAATGATACTTGAATAAAATCCTGACCATTTAGTTCGAGTCGGTCGGTTAGATTACTGAAGTCTAAGAATTTTATCTCACCGTACATAAAATTCTGATATAGACTCTCGCTAATTACTAACTTAATCAACCCCGTTTGATTTTTTATGTCGATAGAAAGTTTGTTCGGTCCAAACAGAATCAATTCATCAATAATATAATCACCAAATTGACGCCACTTGCTAGGATCTGGTGCATTTACAATATTTGTTCTATCGTAATAATCAGGCATTGAATAAATCGTCCAATGATGTATCAATCAATTGTAAATACTTTGGGTGGAGTATTTTAATTTTTCGTTTATCGTTGTTTTTTTCTTCTTCGTGTTGTCTTATTGTAACCACGTTGTTATTTGAGTTGCTACCAGAAACACCCATATAAGCACCCAAATTAGTAGCATAAAATTTAACCGTGTCTTCTACAACTCCACCAGTTCCACCTAACACTGCTAATTTATTGTTAACCTCTGCCAGAGGATTCAAGTATGCATAATCATAGGTAGAACCACCTCGTTCATCAAAGTGATGTAGACAGTCTGTAGATGCCGTGACTCTTTGAACGGTTGCAATTTTTTTACTACCTTGCGTTGCACCCGTTGCTATACGATCTCCTTCGGAAAACTCTTTGGTGTAGTATTTAAGAGTTAACTTATTTAAATCTGGATCCCATGAGTGAACTAATGCTTCTCCACCAATAGTGAAATACGCTCCTTCGAGATTTGTCTCTCCGTCTGTTTCATATATGGTTTCATTTTTTACGAATTTTCCAGTAAATACGTTTAGAGGATCTACTTCATCACCTATTCCATTACTACCACCTGATCCACCACCAGAAAGAAAAAGAGAAATGCCAGGATATGTTTTTTCCATCCAGTTTTCGAAAGTAAAGTTGTCCATTGGCCAGTTGTAATATGGATGAATTACGTCATTGAATATAAGAATCAACCAATGTAGTTCGGGATTGTTGTATAGTTTATCAGCAAGAATCTCGGGTGTCTCACCATCCTTAACTGTATACTCAAAAAACGCCTCGGTGGCATCTTTTAACTCTGCGGCAATCCCAACACGTTTCATAATGTTGAGTGCTATTTTTTTTCTAGTCTTCCCATCTTGTAGAAAGGGGTATCTGACTAGTGGAAAATTAGAAAAATATGACATCAATATCCCTCCAGAATATCATCCTTGACATTAATATCAACTTCTTTAAATGTAAGGGACATGGTGGTTGCGATAGGAGAACCATCACCGAACGCACTAAAGTTTCCGTTGGGTGTGTAGTCAACATTAACTTCGGTCAATGCACAATCACGCATCTTCAGGAGGAACGGGTTCTCTACAACGTCCGCGCCTGATCTTTTGTAGAACTTGAGGGTAAATATAGAAGGTGGAACTAAGAAGTTTCCGCCTGATTGAAGCATTGGTGCTGAGTGAAATCTGAACAACTTAATAATATTTTTTACCATCTTTGCTTCATTTGCATTCCTTGGATAAAACTCGTAAGTAAACTCAAATGTTCTTAGTTCTGGTGAGTTGTAAACCAATTCTTTTCTTGGGTTGATTGTTTGACCAAGAAGTTGAGTCGCTGTTGCTTCAAGTTCAGTATCAATACCAATGATCGAGGCAACACTATCTGCCATACCAACTAGTTTTCTGAGTATGATAGGACTTGCTGCTCCGAACATATCCATTAATTTACTCCCCGCTGCTTCAAAATCACCAGACTCTCTTATTGCATTAACTGCTTGTGCTATATCTGTGCCTGCTTGAGTCGCCAATGCACCAAAGAGAAGACTTGGTGTATCGTAACTCTGAAGTGAGAGGTTATTGATTTTGTGTGGCATGTACAGAAAACAAGTATCTTTTGATTTGTACTTTTTCTGTCTTAGAGTTCTAGTTGGGTTTGGTGATCGAACTTTACGTTCACTTTCTTTCTTTTCTTTCAAAGAATCGTTTATATTATTAACAATCGTTGTTCCGCTTTTCCTTTGGATTGGAACAAGTATTGGAACACCCATTGGTCCAACTCCGGCTATAGAATATCCTGCTGTTTCTCTCCGAACTCCATCTTCACTTCGTCTAGCACTTGCTAATTCGTAGGAGTTTTCGGCGATACCCATGTCTAGAAGATCTTGTGTTGATAATTTATCTGTGAGGGACTCAATTTCTGCTGGAGACAGATCCTTCGTGACGGTGCTTAATCTAGTTTGTTGTCTTATGGTTGGACTCTCAACTTCATACATGTTAAACTGCATAAAATGGTTAACATCATCCTCGGCGGTATCATGTTTTGTTCCCAAGTCTATAGGATAAGAGAAAATTCTTGAGGCCTCTCCCTCAAGAAGAGATTTCATAGGACCTTCGGTTTTTGCTCTGTTGAATTGTTCTCGAACGTCACCCGAGAATTCTCTTGTTGGATTTAGGCGACTGCTTTCGTAATCGCCTGTCATAACTTCTACTTCTTTTCCGTCTAAAAACACATCCGTGTTTTGACCAACTTCAGTAGCGGTTTGATAGATTTCGTTGAATTTGTCTTTTAGGCCCATGTAGATTCTCCTATGGTTCTACTACATAATATATATGGCATACAAAGGGAAGTATAAACCAAAGAATCCAGAGAAGTATGATGGTGATCCCACCAAAATTGTATACCGAAGTCTCTGGGAACGTAGGTTCATGGTTTACTGTGATGGAAACAAGTCTATCTTGTCATGGGGATCTGAGACTGTAGTTGTCCCGTATAAATCCCCGGTTGATAATAAATTACACCGTTACTATGTAGATTTCATAGTGACTTCAATCAACAAAAACGGCCATAAAGAAACTACATTGATTGAGATTAAACCGAAGAAACAATGCAAACCCCCAGAAAAGAAAAAGCGAGTCTCTAGATCATATATCAATGAGGTAAAGCGATGGGGTGTTAATTCTGCCAAATGGAAATACGCGATAGATTATGCAGAAAATCGCGGATGGAAATTTAAAATTCTAACAGAAGAGGTATTGTTCAAGAATGGCAAGTAAACAAGAACAAAGACAAGCAGTTGCACGATTACTAGAAACGCAACTAAGAGAATTAAGTTCGGCACTTAGACAACAGTCCGAACCAGATGTCCCTGCACCAAAAAATAGACTTGTCTATGAAGCAGCAGAGTTTACTAGACCAAAGACAGACGAAGAAATTGAAGTAGAACAGGTGAACCAACGAGAATTAATTAAAGGTATTGCTAAACTAGACTACACAGATCTAAAATTAAACGTGTTTGATGCTATTAAAGATGTTAGAGATGCGGTAGACGCACCTACTACTGGTGATGCCGCACTAAAATGGATGGAACTGGCGATCAGTCAGTTGTATGAAGACGCAGATCTGTCTGTAGAGGAGAGATTCCTTCGGGATGAGAAGCGTTTGATCTCCGTATCAGGATTCAAGCGTCCAGGCGAGATGTTTATGTTCAATTACGAACCTCGAAACAGATCAAAATTAAAATTTTACGATACGTTCCCTCTGATTTACTTGGTAAAGATCGAACCCGGAAAATTACACGGACTAAATCTACATTATCTTCCGAGAAAATTGAGAATACCATTTTTCATGAACCTTCAACAACTCAGAACAGGTATAGGCGATCAGGCAAGACTGGGTAAACTAGATTTTAACATATTAAAGTCATCCAATCGTTATAAATACTTTAGACCTTGTTACAGAACTTACTCAATAAAACGAATTAACTCAAGAATGCTTAAAATACCAGCAGAAGATTGGCCAATTGCAATCTCACTTCCTCTGGAGCGTTTCAAAAAAACGTCCAAGTATAATGTGTGGACAGAAAGCAGAAGAATAGTGGCACAACGTAGAGGGGAAATCAAATGACTGATGCATTATCAGAGGGAGAAATCACATGGACTTATTAAAATTTGGTAGTCAACCACCAGAACCGAACGATCCTATTCGAGATCTTATGGGACTTGGTGGTTCTGCTACTCCGCCACCACCACCGAGTCCAGAGAGTCAGTTGAATGATCTTACCGAGCGATATAAAACGCCAATCCGATTTGGAAAAAGTCCAGAGGAGATTGCTCTCGATGCGGAGATAGAAAGAACCAGAAGAGAGAAAGAACTAAAAGAACTCGCTGTTGGTGATGGATCATTTAATCAAAAAAGATCCATGAAGGACTACTTCGAAGGATTCGCTTTAAATAATGGATATTACACACCTTCCAGATACGATGTATCATTTGATCGATTCGTTTCGTTACCAAGTGCCAGAGAAAAACAAGACCTAATAACTTTTCAGTGTACCGAAGTATCGTTTCCCGGTAAGAATTTCAGATCAGCAGAGGCAAGAACGTATGGTCCGATTCGAAGACCCGTGATTGATGCGGAGTTCAATGGAGAAATAACACTGACATTTAGAGTTGGTAGAGAATTCAAAGAAGTAAAAATGTTCGAAAACTGGATGAACTATATCTCATCTCCAACGAATAATTACAATGTTTCATATTATGATGATTATATTTGTAACATGTTTGTTGATGCTGTGGATAAGGATGGCAGAACCGTACTATACAGAGCAC